GCCTACCGCATTTTTGCGGTAGCCCTGCGGAATAGCGGCTTGGTTGTGGGTTTGTTCTTGTGTGTTCATCTTATTTTTCCTCATTCCAGCGCACTGTAACGCCATGAAATTGCACCGCCATACAACGGCGACGAATGCCTTTAATGTTCTCGATAATCTCAACTGCCATGCGTTTAAAATCACGGCTTGGAACGTCAATTTGGATAACACCGCGATGCTGGCTAACGACCTTCATCCCACGAAGCCTTAAGGCGGCAATCACATTGATAGCTTTTGTTTGCATGTTATTTACCTTTCCATTTGTTATCCCAAAGGGCGCTATTTAGGCGGTTAGCCACCTTTTGCAATTCTCTTTCGAGTAGTTCGATATGATGTTGTTGATCGCCCTGGGCGAGTCGGCGACAAAACGCGAGCTGTTCCTCTACGTTGTAACGACTGTCTGTCGCCGATTGCACATCGATCCTCTGTGTTACTGCCGACTGCTTTAACTGCGAATGTGGGCAGCCACCGCGACAGGCGCGATAGAGCCGGACGCGTTGTGGGTTGGTAGAGCTAAAAGGCCGTTCTTGATTGTCTTTGCAGGTATCAACGCTGATTTGTCCTGCAACGGGGCACTGTACGTGGTGACGTAAGTAGCGCCCTTCGACACGATTTTTAATGGTGTCGATATTGCCTTTGTATTTGTTCAGCAGGACCTGATTAAGCATGGTCGGACTGACACCTAGCTCTCTGGCAATCTGCGCTTGGCTGCTCTCACTGACTTTTAACTCAAGCACTTGGAACCATTTTTCCTTGTTCATAGCGCCTCCCTATAGGGATAAAACTTCGATTTGGTTGGGGCATAAATACCGTCATCGATTAGCTCTGGTGCTAAAGCGCCACAGTCAACGTTGAGGTGATAAATGACCATTTCCTCCTCGATAGCTCTGATACGGATCAAGCCTGCCCGTTGCAGGGCGTTGAGGTAACGCTTTACGGTTGAGCGCGCCACCCTGGCTGTGACCATGATTTCTTCAATCGAAAAATTGCGCATGATGCGGCAGCTGTTCCAGATCCGCTGATTCGCCTTGATCTTGGCGAACTGAGACTGGGGCTTTAACGGGCTGTCATCGTTTAACCAGTAGCGGTTTGTCAGCCCTGTACGCCCTTTCCATTCGAGTGTTAATCGTCCTTCTCGATACAAATCACGTAAAAAGCGATTCGCGAGGCACTTGGGCATTCCCGATGCATCGCCAACCTGTTCAGCACTAAAACTAACTTTTCGATTGCGACAGCAGCACATAAACAACCATGCGCTGTGCCTTAACGGGGTTGAGCGTTTGACTTGTGCCATAACGCTTAACCCACAAGGCTTGGACGTCGAACACCATGGAATGGCTGTGCACCCCAGTGTTCTGCTGTGACGTAATCAAGTTCGTTCATTTTGGCGAGACGTTCGATTTGATTAAGGCCAATGACAATGCGACGAGCCTCACCACTGCTGGCTTTACGCAGTTCATCAAGGAGTTCAGGTTCGACTTTGATGTCGTTGTCTAAGAGGGAATCGGCCATCACCATGACGTCATCTAAGTCGGCTGGTCGAAACTCAACCCACTCTGAAATACGGTTAAAGAACTGTTTGCGTGTGCTGATACGGCGGGCGATTTGGTCCATACCAATGAGGATCACAGGGACTTCGGTGTTGTCGTAGAGATCGCGCACGGTTTCAAGCATACGAACGTCCGACATGAGGTAGTCGGCTTCATCGATAAACAGCGGGCGTTCGTACATGCTCATTTGCTCGATAGTGAAATCGACCATCTTATTAATGCGCCACATGCCGCTCGATCCGAGTTCGCCGACAATGCGGTTCATTAGCGTACTGGCACTGTCTGTGGCCATAGCCCGAACATAGATACCGTTCACTTGGTTAAACAGATAAGTGGTTGCAGTTGTTTTACCAAAGCCACTTGGGCCATGGTACAAACCGAGACCTGGTACACCTATGCCTCTGGTACAAAGGTTGTCGAAGGCGTCTTGGGCTGTCAGGACATTTTTTACAGGTGCGATCACTGCTTTCATTTTGTATACTCCATTTGCTTTAGTTTTATGGCCTTCATGGCCGTTGTGGGTCATAAGTGCTCAGTTGGTCGCTCTGCGCTTATGGCCCATGATTTCATCAATGCGTTTTGCCCCTAACTTGTTGTGCTTTTTGTAATCCTTTAGGAATGCATCCTCCTTTGGCGTTAATTCACGGTTGAGTGATTCAGCTGCAAGCAAACGTGCCTTTTCGTGCTCATTACGCACTAAGGTTGCATGCTGTTGATTAATGGTGTTTTTACGTTCTTCAATCGCTTTACGCTTCTGGCGTAAATGCTCAATTTGTTGGTCGCTATATCCAGGCTTATTAGTTTTAACGAGCTGCTCTGCAGCCTCAGTTAATGCCATTAAGCTGGGGTTTTGATGGGCTATTGGCTGGGTTGGAAACTCGACTAGTGACTTAGCCTGCTTGGCATAGTGTTCAATGACGGTTTGATGGATCTCGCCTATGTTGAACGTTTTAGCGAGTTGCTTCATTTCGGCCCTGAAACTACGCAATGCCTTGGCTTCTTCTTTTTTGGTTTGACGATAAGCCGCAGGGCTGATCTCTTGACCTAAAAGACGGCTATCAACAGCTTCGATTCGGGTTTCCCAATTATTGATCGGGTATATAAACGCTCGAGCGACATCCGTTGGATCGAGGAATACTCGAACTCGTTGTCCTTTCCATTCATGCTCCAACATTTCCGGTGCCGTATAACGCAATCCTCCCGCTTTAATAAAGCCCTTAAGGATGGTGTATTCGCCGACGTGGTTAAGCAGGAGATCTAAGGCTTCAGGATGTTCGACTGCCCGCACTTGATATTGAGCTGCGCGATAGACTTCATTGGGTGTTTTACCCTTTAAGCCATCGTGTGCGCGGAGGTGATAATAGGCATCAACCCAATTATCAAGAAGTTGCTGCAATTCCGGTTGCGTCATACGGAGATCGTAATCCGCTTTCTCGTTTTCTTTCTTGTTACGCTCTTTAAGGCGTACCGCAAATTCTTTGCGAGCCTCGATAGCCTCGCGATCATTGACGTTATGGCCTATGTAGCCTGGCAGTAACTCAATCAGATCATGGCTGAGTGTCTTAAAGAAACGTTCGATAAAGGGCTTTTCCCAACCTGAGTATGGGTTTGCTCGGCTTTGTTCTAAATCGAGTAAGTGATAGATGCTCGTGGTTCGCTGGCTGACATAATCGCTACCGTTATCGGTACGCATTAAGCCGCCTTGGTTTGGGACTCCCCATGCCAGCAAAGTTTTACGCATTAACAGGCAAATGCCTTCACTTGATGAAGTGGGCGAAACGAGCAGTTTGACGCGACGTGTGAAGCAGTCGATCACCGCAATAATGGTGTGTCGGCCTTCTTTCAACATGGCATCGACTGGGGTTGAGTCAAATTCCCATACATCGTTTGGCGCAGCCATCCAAGAATAGGTTTGCTCAACCGCTGTCCGGTATTTATCGTTGAATTTTTTAGGGTTTGTAGTGAAAGTAAAGGCTGCTTGATTCTGGCTTATCCATTTATTCACCCAGCGGCGAATGCTGGAGATACTTGGGATCTGCCAAGGCATGTCGGTTTTTATTGCATAGATCTCGGCTAGCTTTCTAAGCTGCTTTGCCTTGCCAGCTAGATGCGGTTTGGCATTGATCAGCCCCTTTAAGAAGTCGGCTAAATCGGGCTCGTCATTCAGTAAACAGGGACGCTCAGCTTTGTATTTGCCTGCGAGTGCGCTAACGCCCTCTTTTGCTAAGACCTTTTCCCAACGGCGGAGCGTTACAACTGAAACGCTGCTAATCACTGAGAATACCCACTCAGGTAGTGCAATCGAACGCTGGGCGTACGCTTCGCAGAATGTTTTTTCACCATCAACGAGCTTACGAACCTCAAGGTAAGGCATGCAAAATTTAGCCTTGGCATTGACGATCAGCATCTTTGCATCCGCCCGCTTTTGCGCTTTATCAGGTAGATTTATAAACTGCTGAATGCTCTTGGCTTTTTCTGTTTGACTCACGGCAGGCATTTGTAGTTTGGCAACTGCAGATCCCGCACGCATCAGAGACGATGGAGATTTGGCTATCTGCTCCGCTTGCTGTTTTGCCAGCTTCTGACGAGCTTCAAGGGGAAGACTATTTAGGTGATATTCGAATCCCCCACCTAACCCTTGTCGCCTCTGCTTTTGCCAGTTCTCCTGTTTTGCTCTATCACGGATGCGTCTATCTCCGACACCCAATAGCTCTGCAATTTCTACAGTGCTAAACCATTCCTTAGTCATGGTGTTCTCCCACTAAATCAACACCAAGGTATTCAGATAAAGCAGCCATGATCTTAATGGCTTTTAAGCGTTTAGGTTTACGACCCGTATTAGGTGCAAACCATTGAACGCACTTCTGAACCGTCCTTGGGTTGTATCCATGCGTAATCGCCCACGCACGGCAGCTTTGTCCATTTGCGAGCAAGGCTGCATGTATATGACGAGCGCTTTCTATCTTCATAAGAATTACCGTGCTAATATTTTGATTACGTTCGCATTGCGAACGAACGCAGTTTAACTACAATACGTTACGCACTGCGTAACGTATTGCGAATATAGATCCGAGTTAGACACAAATCAACAGGTTTTTGCTTTTTTGCGCAGAAAATTACGCACAGAAGTTATTTTGATGCGTAAAAGATTGATGTGGTTTCGGTTGAATATTCAGTAAACCATTACTTATTCGGTAGTTTTTAAGTAATGACTATTGCTCTCTTGAGCATTAAATAGATTTTGGTTCGAGGAAAACAATGAAGTCGGAAGCCTTACATTCAGATCCAACTTTAGATCCGACTTCCACAACTGAAGTCGGCACTCTTGCTGACCGCATTTCGGAAGCTATTGGAAAAAACAGTATTAGAGAATTCGCCATTAAAATTGGCGTATCTGAAGGCACCCTACGTAATCTAATCAAAGGTGGAGAACCTAAGTTAGATACGGCAATACGTATAGCAGAAGAGGCTGGCGTGAGCATACGTTGGCTTGCAACTGGGAATGGTCCTAAATATCCGAATCGCCAACTCGATGATATTTCCCAGGAAGGTATTGTTTACGTCCATCAAGACCAATTCAATGAAGAGTATTTCTTGATTGAAGGCTATGACGTGGTGGTAAGCACTGGGCATGGTGCGTTTAATGATGAGACTGGTGTACGCAGACGACTTTCGTTTAGAAAGAACTGGCTTAAATACCGTGGTTTAAAGCCTGAGAATCTTAAAGTCGTCTATGCCAAAGGCAATTCGATGGAGCCCGCTATACACAGCGGAGATAGCTTACTGGTTGATATCAGCAAGACTACGCTAGAAGACGGCTGTATCTTCGTATTACGCCTGGGCGACGATCTTTATGCTAAGCGCTTACAGAAACTGTTTGATGGCGGCATAGAGATACTCAGTGACAACAAGGAGTATAAATCTCAGATTGTCTCTGCGGGTGAACTGCCAATGCTGCAAATTATTGGAAAAGTCGTGTGGATGGGTAAAAACCTCGATTAAATCTTTAACAGTTCCGAGTTTATCAATCTTAATGACCTATGACTTTTTTTCAAAGCTGGCGCATTGTTTATGCTCCGGCTTTGTTTTTATCAATCCTAGTGAATCACTTCCGACTTAACTCATCACTCGAACAACTCTTGTACACCAAGGCCTCCCGCCTAGTTTCAACTAATCTCGGCTGTTCTCACTTATTGTCAATCCATTTGACTGGTTACACTAACTGCAATTGACCCAGGTTC